GCCGTTGTTCAGCACAGCGGCGGCTTTCACCTGCTTGGTGTAAGCCATGGCACGAGCCAGAGCCTTGGTATAACGAGCCGACAGGCTGTCATACAGGTTATCTTCAATCGCCTCTTCGGTGATTGAGAAACCCAGAGCAATGGTTTCGTGGGTGTAGCGAGTAGACCATGCCTCTTGCGCATTGTCATACGCCATGGCACTGCCTTCGTTCTTCACCGGAGCGGCGGAGAAGCCAGACAGCTTGGTTTCCTCTTCGAACGAACGCTCAGAAGTCTCGGATTCGTAGATTTCTTTGTGTTGTTCGCCGTAGCGGTTGTACTCCATGCCGAACAAAGCGTTCAGACCGGGGAGCAACTCTTTCAGCAGTTGTGCGCGTGAAATAGCCATTTTTTACTCCTTAGATCAGACGCCAGTCGGGTTGAGATACTGATGACCACCAGCAACAACTTGGCTCGTCACGTTAGGTGCATTCCACTTAACAATAACTTCGCAGAAGTTGCCAGAAGCGTTGGCAGTATCAGGGACCACATCAACGATGCGGATGGGCAGGGTTGCGGTCGTGGTGGCTCCAGCGGCAGTATAAATAGCAACCTTGGAGTCTCCAGTGGCCGTAGAACCTGCGTTCTGCACCAATTGAGCGTTTGAACCAATCATAGTGCGGCCCAGATAGGCGGGCAGCAAGCCAGAGGCGGTGTCGTCAGCGGTAGTACCGGCCACGTTCACAACCTTGAACAACTGGTCCGGATCATCGGCCACGTAGGCGGTGATCACGGTGCCGGTCGGGGCGGTCGTGCTTGCGGGGAAATACTGCTGGAAGATCACCTGACCTTGAGCGTTGACATAGGAACAGCCCAAGAACACACCGCAAGGCGTGGCCGTGGTCGTGCCAGTGTCTTTTTCAACGGTGCCACCAGAAACGATTTTCACCAGATCGCCATAAAAAATGCTCGTGCCGTAGGCCGAAGCAATGACGAGTTGGCGAGTCGCTCCGGCAAACACCTGACCACCGATCAAATTGATCGGCTTTAGACCGTAAGGACGGTCGATGGTGGGATAAGCCATTTAAGACTCCTTGAATTAAGAACCAGACCCGAAAGTGACCTTGGTCTTCTTTTCCGAGAAAAGAGGCATCCGAGGATCATTTTCACGAAGGAAATTGTTGTCTACCGACTCCATTTGAGCCTTGTTCTGGCCCTCGTAGAACGAGGATCGCTGCTCCAAGAACTCTGCGGGAATGCGACAGAGCAACAGCCCGCCCACTTCAATGCCACCTTTAAAGCGGCCTTCCGTAGCGGCGTGCATCATTAGCTCGGGATAGTCTTCCCCTTTACAGGGTTCATATCCTTCGCGCAGCCGGGAAGAAATGTTGCTGGGGTCAGCCGTGCCCATGGTGCTCAGACGAATCCAACGGTGTTTCCACCCCGGGCGATCATCAGGCGTAGGCAACGTCTCAGGCGCACGCCACGCTTCAGGGCGTTTAAACGCCACTTCACGGGTTTCGGCGGTGCGAGATTTACGGTTTTGTTCCACAGTTTCCATTTTTAATTCCTTCCTAGCAAAGCAACCTGTTTAGCGTATTGTTCTGGAGTGATCCCGAGCTTGCGAGCCAACGCAACTTGGGATGCCTTCAGCTTGACGCGATTCGGCGGGGTACTGCGGGAAGCGGGAGCTACCGGAGTACTTGGTTTTGAAGCACGGCGCGGGGTTTCATCCTCAGCCGGGTCTGACGAATTCTGTGAAGGATCGTCATCGTCCTCATGGCTCCTGAAGTAATCAGGGAATCGTTTGCGCATGGTGCGGTCGATTTCTTGGAAGTAATCGTCCGTACCAATATAGTCGGCACCATATTGTCTTTGTAACTTTTTGTCAAGTCCCATCGCCAACATAGTCATTTCGTCGTCAACTCCGAACCAGTCGCTGTTCTTTTCGACCCAACGTTTGGTCTTCGGAGTGATCTTTGCCCCTTCTTGACGGGCAGGCCGGAACTCTCCCTCATCCTGCATCTGGATCGGACGCATTGTCTGCGCTTTGTCCATCTTCAGGGTGGCCTTGGAGACCTCTTCCTGCGCGGTTGCGAGTGCTTCAGCGTCACCGGCCTCAAAAGCCTCTTTCAGCTTTCTCTTGGCGGCGTCCAGTTCATTCTGGGCGGCTGATTTGCTGGTCTCAATGAAGACTTCACTTCCAGACTTCAGTTGTTCTTTCAGTCGGCGGTTCTCTTCGTAGACCTTGCGGGCGAAGTCCTCTGCGGCTTGACGCTCACGTTCGGCGGACTCTTTGGCCCGTCGCTCGTCGTGGTAGCCACGAGTAAATCGTTTAATTCGTTGTTGGACATCCTCACTGTACGAGGCCAGTTCCTCGTCAGTGGGCTCCTTGGGCGGAGGGGCGGCTTTTCGGCCACGATCCTCTTCCGGCGTATCGTCCTCGATTTCGAGTTCGATCTCGTTACTTACCTTTTCCTCCTTCTCGGATTTCTCATCCGGGAATTCGAATTCTTCACCTTTAAACTGTGTTGCCATTTTTGTTCCTTACGATGCACGGGCAAAGAAATGCCCGGTATGTTTATTGGATTTGCTCCGGTTCCAATATGCCGGGACAACCTGAAGGTTGTCATGGTTGCATCGACCACCTTTGCTAACGGGAGTAATGTGGTCTACATGCCATTTACCGCCACAAAGCTGCTCGCGCAACTTAGCCAACGAAATAGCTTCGGCCAACACCCACGCATCAAAAGCGTCGAGTACTCGTTCCCCAGCTCGTCTCATGAGCTGGTATCGCAGCCTTGCTGCCTTGCGCGCCTCGGACAAAGGCTTGGACTCTCTTCGGGCCTCAGTAATGGCGCGTTTACCAGATGCTACGTATGCGGCATCCTCTTTGCGCTTCTGAGCCTTACCTTTGTCAGATGTGTAGTACCGCCGCTTTGCCGCCTTAGCCGCCTCAGGATTACGCTCCCGCCAGCGCCTAGACTTCTCAGCGTTGTACGCCCGTTTTTCTTTAGGTGTCATGATGCCCTAGTTATTCCTCTCGGATCATCCACAACCGCCTCAACCGAGTCATCGTTGATGATCCGGAATTCACGGCCATGAATCTTCAGGCGGGTGCCTGAATTGGGTCGCACGATGATGAAATCACCTTGCTTACAGGACGGGCCGCTCGGAAAGCGTGTTGCGTCCTTGTAACAGTCGGGACCAACCTTGACGACAAACAGAACGGGGGTCAGGACCTCCTCGTAATGCATGGTCTTGGAGTCCTTTAATAGGCCAACCTCGCTCTCCTGATACTCTTCCATCGCCTCTGGGACGACGCAAAGTAAGTGGTAAGTTTTAGGATCGGGCAATTGTTTTGCCTTTTCCTCAGCCGGTTTGTTCATGATCTTTGAAAGATCAACGGCTAGAGCCGGGTTGATGTCATTCATCATCGTTATTCATCCTTTGCACGAGGTCGTTGATTAAGTGATCTGCGTAGTTGAGACCCCGGATTACTCCGCAGACTTTTTTGTACTCGTCATAAGTGTCGGCACGGCTGGCTGCAAGAAAGGCGACTTGTTCCTGCCGGTATTTTTCAATCTCTTTTTGCACATGCGCTAAGGCATGGATGGTTTCATTCAATCTGTGCTCCTGATGGGTTTAGGTCTGTTAGCTTGCGCTCTTTCCTTGGCGATTTGCACGCCAAGTTTCGTGCCCTCCAACTCGTGTTGGGCCGAAATCTTTGCCTTTGCTGTCGCGGTAGATGCAGCGACTTGCATGGCGGCAATTTCTTTCTGTGCAGCAATCCGTGACTCTTCGACACGGATGCGATCAGCCTTTTCTGCGGCCTCAATCTGTTGCTTCTGAGCCTTGAGTTGCAGTTCTTGGGCTTTGATTTCCAGCTCTTTCATCTGCATCTGCACGACCGGGTCTTGCATTTGCTGCTGGGCCTGTTGGGCCTGGGCCTCTTGGCTGTGCTGTTGGAACAGACCTTGAGAGGCTTGGGCGGCGGCAAGCGCGATTTCGTTGGCCGTCATCTGGTCCAACTTCTTGGTTTCCTCTTCGCCGGGGAGGGTGAAGCCCATGCGTTCTTGCATCTGGCGGCGATATTCAAAACCAACGTGTTCGTTGATGTGGGCCATCATGGCGGCTTGCAGGGCCTGAGCCTGCGGGTTCTGACCAATGATGGCGGCAATCTGCGGGTCCTGCATGGCAAGCATGTGGACTTGAATGTGGGCCTTGTGATCCTGCTCGATGAAGGCTTTGACCGGCTTGCCAATCAGTATGTTTTGGTTCTCCTGAATTGGGTCAACAGGCGTCATGTCATCTTCAATGGGCACCAGCTTGTTAGCGTTCTTGATGCCAAGAACATCCAGCATTTGACGGTGCAGCAGGGGCAGGTCATACAACTGGGGGGCGGTCTGCGCCAGCTGGAGGGCTGCTTGGTATTGAACAACCTTCTGCGCCATGGTGGAGGCGTTGGGGTCGCTAACCGGGATCACATCGACGCTCTCGTAGTCGGACTTGCGGGCCATCGCACTGCCCTCTTCGGGCTGGTACGAGTACTCGTCCGGGGCGTAGTCGGCAATGATAGTTTTCAGCAGTTTAAACTCCTGCTTCATCGAGTAGTGCATGCGAGACTGCACGGCACCCATCACCTTGAGCTGGCGCTCC